TTAAGTCTACTCTACATTCTAGCATAGTTATATAAATCCTATATCTGTAACTGGTTTTTTTCTATCAGGAAAGTAATCCTGTTGATTTCCTTCTCTTAGAAGATCCAAGGTAATGCAATGTAGTCCACCATCCCAAAAGTACCTATGTCTCCATGGTACATATACTGGCTCCATCTTATGCTTCTTTAGGAATGTATTTACTTTTTCGTTATTCTTATTGCTTACGCACACGTGGTGCTCATCTAAGACTAATACATTTACATCAAATACTGTTTCTTCTACGTAACCTACCCAGTCAGTAAGCCATGTTTCTACAAATTCTGTAAACTCATCATTATCTTCTTCCCCTGCTAGCCACCACTTGCCTTTATTTTTTCGTTTTAGCTCTGCAAAGGGTTGCAATACACTCCAACTTTGATCTGGTAGGTAGCAAACATCCCAGCCAGGAAAGGTATTTTCATACATTTGTATATCACTCAGGCTTAATATTGCTCCTGGCTTAATAGGATGAAAACATCCATCAGTATGGGTATCCCCTACATTAATAGTATTCTTACGCCAGCCTTTAAATATATAATTATACATTTCTTTGTATTTAGTATATTCATTGTCTAAATAAACATCTTTACCTATCATAAATACTTTTGCTCCGCCATAAACAGAGCCTTTAAAATCTTTACGTATATGTCTAGGTACGAGAATAGTATCTGTACCTCCATAATCTTTTAAACATTTTGCTATTGAGGGATGATCAACTTGCCAAGAGTAAGCTTTATTACCTAATATTAGTTGATAATCTCTAGGCTGTAAAGGGCCTCTAGGATAGTGAGGTAAGTCATCCATACCAAACTTAGGTTTATCTATAAATCTCTCACTACGATCCATTTCTGGTTGTATTACTTTTACTCCGAATTGTTGTAGGACTTCTTTATAGTTTTCTAAATCTTCAAGAGTTTCTTCGCATATTCTTTTTAATGGTGTTTCTACATTAGGATTTACCCCGTTAAAGAATTCTGGCGTATAATTATTACCTAACATACATACTTTAAGAGTATCCCATTTATTCCATATATTAAACTTCATGAATACACATATACTTGTATATCTTTGGTATAATACTCATGTAAACTTGCTATACCATGTTTTGATATTTGAAGTAGTTCTGCTAAATGGTAGTTATCTGTTACTTTTACTATACTAGTACTATTATCTTTGATAAATTTAATAATGTCTCTATTTTGATTTTGTATTTTAATCCACATAATATTTAAGTCTTTATAATACTCATTGTATAACGGATAAGTAATATTAAATTCTCCACATTTTTGCCACCACTTATAGCATTCATAATCATTTCTATATACCATTACTATAGGACCTTTATCTTGTTCTTTTAAGCTGTCTAACTGATGAGCAAAGGTGTGAGATTTAATTATCCTAATACCTTGTCCACTAAAAGGGGCATCCCACTCATGTATATCAAATTCCATTCCAGGGTCCCAGTATGCTCCTATGTGCATTAGCTGGGGGGTACCTGGAGTGTCTGCTTCATGCCAGTAGGTTCTTTCTTCAGAGTAATCTGAATTATCAATATCTATACTTTGATATATATTTTTTACAACACTGCTCCACTTACTGCCGGGAGCCCCAGTAACTAGTATATAATTATTCATATCATCCTCATTATATATAATTTTATTATTATACTACTACTAAGCGCTTTTGTCAAGGCTATAGCTGTAGCACGTTATTAAAAGTGCTAAATAGAGCTCTAGTTTTTTCTGTAGCTATTCCAGTTACTAGAAGAGTACATCTAGGATTTAATCCTGCATTAGCGGTACAGTGTGGTACATTATACCAGTCAAAACTGTATATTTCTCCTGCCCTGTATCCTGTATGTACAAAATTACCATACTGAATAAAGTGCCCCGGCTCCCAATCATTTAACATAACCATAAACCTAAACACATTATGAGGGTTATCTGTATCCCACTTTTCAAGCTTGTCTATATGTACATTCCATACTTGTCCGGGGTGTTGTACATGTACTCTTTTTTGTATTTCTTTTTTGCCGCCCGCTTCTAAACCTAGGGCATCTACCATAGATTCAAATATAGGTTTTAAGTTATACTCTAAATTAGTTAATATTAAGTCTGCCGGAGCTCCGCTCCTAGTCAGATCATACTCTTCAGATTTAATATCTTTACTGGTGCCGTCAGAAGGATTCCTAGTACGCCAAGTTGTTTCAGTGCTACTATTAATAGTAGCACTTAACTCTTTACTCCAATCACCTTTAAAACACCCTGCATAGCGCATAGCGTCAAATGCAGGGTCCATCTTAAAAGCATCAAAATGATAGTCTGTTCTAGGTTTTAATGTGTCCCAACTACTATCAGGCTCATCAGTATTAAAAGCATCTATATCATCCTGAGTTATATTCATTTAATAAGTTCTTCTTTATATATGCTAGCTAGGCCTAGTGCTTCTTTATTAAATTTAACTAGATTCTTAAGTGCATCCTCAGTAATAAAACTCATAAGCGTATCCCGTATTTTATCACCGTCTTCTCCTATAAACCATTCATACTTACCGTTTTTAGCTTCAATTGCTGTCATAGACTCTGTATTATTATTCATAGCAGTCATAGCCGCACGTAAGGTATCGCGTAGTTCTGGATTGCCTTTGTTAATCCAAATTGCCTTCTGTAAGCCGTCACGAAAACTTTTTACAAGTACATAGGCATCATAAAACTCACCACTTGGAGCTACTCCCCATTTTGCTTTAAATAGCTGTTCAACTTGGTAGCCTACAGGATAGTTAGTATCATCAACATGCTTACCCGTTGTAGGATCTAATAGTCCATGATGAAACCAAAGTTCTGCGTTTTCATCAGGTTCTACATGTTTTTGGTATGTTGCTGGATTTTCCCGTGTACCGTTTAGATCACCGCGTTTAAATGCTAATCTACGCTCACTACCACTCATACCTTTTACCCATGTTACGTTTTCTTTAAAACATGTAATATATTCATCAACTGTTTTATTAGGCCCACATATCATAAGAGTCATTGCAAAAGCTTCTGGAACCATACCACTTCCTGCAGGGAATCGTGGGTGGCTCATATCATCACCAATACGTTTTCCTGCAATTATATTAAGATTCATAAGGCCTATTGACTCATACTCCGCATAGTCATAGTCTACTGCTTCTTGTAAAAATGACACACCATTACCTCCATGAGTTACTACTATAGTATTATCATCAAAACGTAAATCGTTGTGAAAGGCGTTAATACCTGGAATATCTCTTGCGCCAGGAATCAACCTTAGAGTGATTGAATCGCCTAAGTGCTTTTCTAGTTCTTTTTTTACAATCTCTGCCCATACAGTAGTTCCTTGTCCGGGCTTTTGTGGTACTACCATAGTAACCTCTGCTAGCGATACACTAGCTATTAGAGCTATAACGGCTCCTAAAATTATAGATTTCATATTTTTCTCCTTAAACAAAATCAATTCTGGCTTTGTTAAAAAACAAACCCCATATAGCAGCTAATACTGCTAATATTATAAACGCTGCAGGCATAGGTCTAAGCAGTAATTCTTCCCACCCATAACCGAACGTATTAAACTGTACCCAGCTAGATTCAAGTCTTGCACTAAGTATAAAACCTATTAAAAAACTAACTCTACTGAACTTTAAGTACTTCATAAACATACCTGCTACACAACAAATTGCTAACATAGCATAATCATCTACCATACCTGTATACTGCGTACTAGCCCATATTAAGCTGGCTAGTATAGGCCAGAAATAATACTTAAAAGGTATATTTGTTATATATACCGCATATTTAATAAATGCATAGCTAATAGGTAATATAATAATTAGACTCCAAAGATAGCTACTTAGTAATACATCAAAGAATCGTTGATCTTCTAAAACGCTGGGAGTACCTAACTCAAGTCCTACATACATAAGTAACCCCATAACTATAACTTCAAAAGGCGCTCCAGGTATTCCAAATAACACCGTAGGCACATAGCTAGTTGCTTTTTGCGCATTATTAGCGCCCTCACAGCCTATTACACCTCTTACGTGCCCTTTACCTACATTTTCTCCACTTTTTTTACCTAAAGCTACTGTCTGAGAGTAAGCAAACCAGTCAGCTATTGCGCCCCCAATTCCTGGCACTAACCCTACAAAGGCTCCTATTAACCCTCCACGTAAACCGTCCCATTTATATTTCCAAGTATCTTTGATTCCTTGAACTAACTGAGTTAGTATTACGCCTTTTGTTAGTTTTATTCTCTCTGCTTTCATCTTGTAAGCACTAAGTAGCTCAGGAAAAGCTAATACACCAGCCATTACTGGTACAATCTGTATACCTGCTTCTACATAATCCCATCCAAGCGACCAGCGTGGACTAGCAGTATTAGGGTCCATGCCTATCAAGCCTACTAGTACTCCGACTACTAAAGCTATTAATCCACGAAACCAGTACTTACTACTAACAAATACTACGCATACCATAGCGAATATTAAAAAACTAAACATCTCTGCTGTTCCAAAATACAATACAATTTTAGTATAGTAAGGTAAAAATAAAAATACAGCTAATCCCCATATAAGTCCATTGATCCAGCTAGTGCTAATAGCTGCGCTAAGTGCTCTAGCTGCCTCTCCTCGCTGGCTCATTGGAAAACCGTCTACCATAGTAGCTGCAGCCCCTCCTGCACCAGGTATATTCATAACTACTCCACAAAAAGTATCTCCTATACTACTAGTCACTACTATTGCCGTAGTAAATACTACTAACATATAAGGATCTTGAAAGTAACCTACAAAACTGTATACAGCTATAAGCCCTGTTGTAGCTCCCGCTACAGGTATAAGACCTATAAAGAATCCGTAGAATACTCCTAAAAATAATACAACTATATAATAGTCCAAATAACACCTAATCATAAAACACAAAAATCCACCCCAAAAAATGAGGTGGATTAAAACTTAACTAGTGAACTTCTTTATGCGAGCGTTACTAGTTTTATGTAGTGGGTTTTCCCCACACGAAATACATTCTGTTACTATTATCGTTCTTTATATCAAGAATGTCAACCCCAAGATAATTAGCAGCGTTCACAATAAAGTTAGTTGACCATGGGTAAAATGAAATCCATTTAGATTCTGGTTTATTATGTTGTACTCCGGGGTTTACTCTAAAAAATAACTTACCTCCATCGGCAGTTAAACTTACTACTTTTTCTAACTCAGAAAAAACTTTATCAGTACTACCAAAGTTTATACTACCAAGTGCTAATACTACATCATACTTTTCATCGGTAACATAGTCTAATGTTTTGGCGTTAATATCTGCATTCTTATTATAAGGGTCTAACCCTATTAAATTATTAATCTTACCTTTAAATTCGTTGTAACCACAGCCTATATCTATCACCTTTTTAGGGTTAAGGGCATTAACTTCATCTATTACTTTTAACCCACTATATTTAAACTTTTTAGTTTCAGGCTGCCACACCTCTCTAAAATATCGATCTAGAATAGCATCATCAATTCTGTCAACCAATTCACCTATATTATGAAAGCCAACTTCTTCTAGCAATACATCAAAGATGCCTACTATAGCCTGCCTTAACTGACTTTTATTTCTTAATAAAGAAGGAGAAGTATGAAACATAGCTTCTACTTGATTTAAAATTATTAAATTCATTACTTATCTCTTAGTTCAATATCTAACATAAACATAAGACTAGTAATTGCATGAGCTAAGTGGTGTATATCAGAATCTGGATCAATCTTTTCACCCTGCATGAATTTCGAAAAATGTCTCATAGTAGCTGCTTGGTATCGAATAGCCTCTACTTTTTCCCAATTAAATCTTCCATATTTATCAGCTCCGTGAGTTAATACTTTAACTACTTCATCTAATGCTGCAAAAGGTACTAAAGAATAGTCAGGCTTACCTTGATCAAACTTCATACCTTCATTAAAACCTCCGACAGGTTTTGATAAAAAATCAGGAAGAGGTTCTTTAAAATTACCCATAGTACTGTCACTATCTACGTCTATCTCGTAATTGGTAAACTCTTTATAAGCGTCTTTAACTAACGTAACTTCAAGGTCAGGATGCGAATCTAACACTGATATTTCTTTTATAGTTTTATCTATATATTCATCAGCAACTTCTTTAATACTTGATTGCTGCATACCATCAAGATCTTTATATTTTCTGGAAATATATTTATGGTAGCTTTCTTGTTTATTCATACCTATTTTACCTTGCGTTTAATTGCTTCTAGTAACTTTTGTAAGTTTTCTTTTTTATTAAGATTAGTCCCTTGTACATCTAGTCCTAAAATATCTTCTAACTCTCTAAGCATAACTTTTACAGTTAAAGACTTATCTTCTTCTTCTATTTCAGGCTTTTCATATATTTTAAGTTGAACTAACTTACTTATAACACTTCTATAACCTTTTGCAAAGTGCGAAGCTAACTTATGTACATCTCTAATATCTTGTTCATTGTAAAGATTTATTAGTTCCGCCTCTTGCTCATCATTCCATGCTTTAATACTCATCGCTCTCTCCTAAGTCAAATTCTAATTGTGTATCCCAGTTGTATCTCATTGCTACTGCTTCTCCCGCATCCTCTAATAAAGGTATAAGTGAAGTTACTTCATCAGCAGGGATAGAAAAACCAGATTTAGTAGGATACCACTGGCCTGTATCTCCGTCCATAGAGTACTCTCTAATATGGAGATACAGTTTATCTCTAAATTCATTAGTTGTTACTTTCACAGCATTTCCATTAGGCTTGTGAAAAGCTGTACCAAAATCAATATTCATATTCATAAAGTAATAACTTTCTCATCATACACAAAAGATTTAAACCATTGCGTAACAGGATATGCTCTAAATATATGTACTAGAGCATATCTAGTTTTATCTGTAGATTTGTTATCCATACCGTGCTGTACAAAGTCTGGATCAAATATAATTGTTTCTCCCTGCTCAAGATTATAAGTATATTCTTTATCTTTGTATATAAACTTATATACAAAATTACTATCGGCAGTAAGAGCAGTAATGCTTCTAATCATATACTTATCTGGCGGGGTATCAAACCAATTGTTTTCATCTACGTGTAACGGTATAATATTACCAGGAGCCTGTTTATGTATTCTAACTCTAGTACTACAAAACTGAAAATAATCTACTAATTTTTTAACATCATTTAGCTGCTCGTATAATTTAGTATACTTATATTCTTCGGGATTTTCAAACGGATCTAATCCATTACCTCTATAAAAATCAAAAACACTTCCAGTACCACTTTTAACAGCAATGGCATCACAGTTTCCCGCTAAATCTTGATCTATATGAGGTTGAAACTTTAACTTGTCTAACCATTCGTTAGAGAAAGAAAGTTTAGTCTTTGCTCTCAACAGCATTCGGATCCATCATTCTAGTTATTTTTTTCATACCAGCTTTAATTAATGGTATTTTTTTATCTTTATTAGATTTCCATCTAGCTACTGTAGCGTCAGTCAACCCAATATCATAGCCATTTACTATACAAAAGTTTCTTAATTCATCTTCATTAACAAATAGTTTTAATTTATCTTCGTGCATCAATATATTCCTTTATTCTCGTACCCTCGACAGGTTTATCTAAGTAATCTTTGCCAAGAATCCATAAGTTTTCGTTTCTATCTGATAGCTGTTTTAACCACTCATTATAACAAATTTTAACACCGTGTAAACCTCTAACGTATTGAGCCCCTACAGTATGAAAAGCGTTACTCCACCATATTACAGATTCTCCTTCAGTACTAACGTTTTTAGTTAGTTTTTCTGGCGTCTCACATATATCTAAGTGAATAAATTTATGTTTTAAATTTTTATATCTGTCCCAGTGGTCTTTAATTATTTTTTCTGACCCCCACCAGTTAATTTCTCGTTCCCATAACTGCTCATACGTTTGATGCTCTGTCTCTACACCGCCTGTTTCATTTATTTGATACTTAGCTTTAGCCCATCTTAAAAATGCTGGATAGTCTTCGCCATCCCAATTATTTAGTAACATCTTTTTAAAAGCTAAAGCCTGTTTACTATAGTCATAAAAAGTAACTTTTGTATCATCTTCAAAACCATAAGTGTTTAATATCATATTTGGTTTAAAACTAGCAGCTACAGCATATAAATGTTTTATAGGTTTTTTTATATTTACATACTTTAAATCTGCATAAGTTTCGGTATTCCAGAAAAATACGCAAGTAGGTGCATAATTGACTATGTTATTTATCCAGCTAAGTTGAGTTTCTAAGTCTGCAGCACTAGTAGTAGGATATACATATTGCTTAGACTCTCTTATTTTAGGGTGAAAGTTATACACTGTTAATCCGTTTTCTAAACTTTTATTTACAAAATTCCAGCCGTCTACTAAGGGAGTGCATACTTGAGTCTCTTCTGTAGGTTTTAAAGTAACAGGAGTATAGTCATCGTGTATATTAGATATGTGTCTTTCTGCCTTTGCTACGATTTCGTTTTTAGATGCTTTTTTATTTCCAAAAACAGGTTTATCAAAATCTTTATAATACTTAAGATTAACTAGCATACACTGTTTATGTAATCCGTAATAGCCTTGTCCTTCAGGACTCTGACTATTTTCTGTTTGTTTATCTAATATATGTCCTGATACAAAAAAATTCATATCTTTTATATACTTTTCTATATGTTTAAAGAATAAAGCATCTTTTATTATATGACCTACCGACTGTACTACACAATAGTCTACTCCATGTGTTAAAGCCTCATCTAATACCTCATTTACCGACTGCTTAACTATGACAGGGCCAAAATATTTAAATCTTGTAAAAAACTCTGTTATTTCTTTTAACTTTTCATGCTGAGTCATATTATTATTCATAGCTCTATCATCATAGATGCCTACAACATAATTTTTATTTATTCCCATTTTTCTCATAGCTTGTTTCTACTAACTTTTTAAATTCTTTATTAGGTTTACCGTGTACTATCATATGATACCTATCGTCATTACTATCATTAAATACTGCATGAGTATTACCTACATCTAATAGAAATGCTGTACCTTTATTAAAAGGTACATAACCTTTATGGTCTTTCATTTTAAATTTACAACCTTCTGGGTTATTTAAGGCTATATTAATAGGAGAAAGTTTATTTTCAAATGCATCTTGATGCGGTGTTATAAAACCTTGTGGATCTAATAGCATAAATCTTACCCTGTAATAGGTATCAAAAGGAAATACTTGTTTGAAAAAATTTGTAGTTATTGGACATAGATCAGCTATCTCAGTCCATATATAAGGCGTATTTTGATTAGATTTATATCCATATTGCTCATAATGATTAGTTTTTTCAGAAGATACCCCATGTATACATAAGCTTCTCCAACCTTTATGTCTATAAGCACCTTGATCTTGATCTCTATGAGCTACAAATAGATGTTTAATAGCTTGGGCTTCTGCTAACATACCTTCATGATCAAAATCTAAAGCAAGTTTTAACCAAGGTAAGTTACTTTTATTTACTATCCAATTGTAGTCTATCATGGAATAAGTAACTTTTCGTTGTAAGCAAAACTTGTACCGCATCCGCAACTAGCTTTAGCTCCGGGATTAGTTACAGTAAAAGCGGTTGTCAACCCTGTTACTTTAATATCTATACTAGCCCCTGCTACGAATTGTAAGCTTTGTTTATCTACAAAAGCTAAAGGATTGTTACTTATGTTAATTTCATTATCTGTTATAGAAGAAGTGTCTACTACCTCAAAAGAGTAATTAAAACCACTACAACCTCCTCCATTTACTGAAAACATGAAGGCAGATTCTTCTGTCATGTTATTAACTATATATTCTTTAGCTTTTTTAGTTAACGTAGGTAATTTACCTATCATTTCTTGATTAATAATAGGGGGATTTCCGTGAAAATCCTCCAATATTTTGTATTCTAAAGCACCTTGTTCTTTTTGATCAGGTAAGCTATCAAAAAAATCATCTAAGTCTTTTAGGTAGTCTTCCGTTGATTTCATTAAATACTCCAATATAGTTATCTACTACTGTAGACCAGTTTGTAAGGGTGCTTATGCTTTTAACTTTTTCATACATAGCATCTTTTTCATGACTATGATATACGTATTTAAGAGCTTTGTCAAGTTCCTCTGCTCTCGGCTCTTGTATAAAAGTATGAGTGCTCATTAAAGTAGCTGCATCACCAGGTTTCATAGCAAATATAGAAGGATCTGTTATATTTATTGCTTTTCCTTGTGTAGGTAGCTTTATGCCTATATCATTAGGTATAAAATCATCTGTAGGTCCGTTAGCAGAAATAATAGGTATACACCCACAAGCTACGGCTTCCTGTACATGCATACCAAAACCTTCAGCTCTGTAAGGATGTACTAGTACATTACTAGATTTATATACATCTGACATTTCTTTTTCTGTCAAATCATCATCAATATATATAACTTCAGCACATCCTGTTTTATATTGCATATTAATAATTTCTTGTAATAGATTATTTTTACCATAGATTCTAGGATTATCTTTAACAATTAATTTAGCATTATCGTATTTTTTAAAAGAATTAGCCCATACATTGAGTAAAATATCTAATCCTTTTCTCCACTGAGAGTTGCCTACATATACAAAATTAAACTTAGACTTATCAACACCTAAATGCTCTACAGAATCTCCAGTTTCATTATTAAATAACGAGTCATTATATCCGTTAGGTACGACGAAACCGTCTAAAGGATTTAAACCGCCCTTACCAAAAACCTCACTTACGTAGTTACTAGGTACTATCAGAGCATCCGCAAAAGTTTCAAACTTATACTGCCATTCAAAAGGAGCTTTTGGATACTCCCATGGCTGTATATATACAATTTTAGTTTTATCACTTACAGGCCAGTTCCATATAGGTGGGTACGTGTGTCTAACCTGAATATCAGGACTATCATTCTCAACTCCCTCTATATTTTTAAGAGTTTTAATATGCTCCTTATCAACACCGTATGACGGGTCATAAGCATCTAAAGGTACTATAGATACCTCTTGGCCTTTCTTAACTAGCTCCAGTACAATATTTCTATTTACTATACTTAGAGAATGATTATCGTAGAACTTACCAACAAATTCTATTTTCATTATAATACTCCATATTGTTGATAATAAGATTCTAATTGCTCTAGAGGTAAAGCATATAGCTTTGGCCACTGTGCCTGTCCTAATCCTGATGTTTTAAAGTTTTCAAGTTCTTTATAATTATCAAGGGTGACTTTATCCCAAATATTATAAAAAGGATCATTTTCTACTAGGTCAGAATGACCTATATTATGTATTTTTTCATGCAAGTCTTCTTTAGATCTACACAAACTCCAATGAATAGCTATCAAAGGAGATATAACTCTGTTATGGCCTGTAGCACTTTTATCTGTCCATCTAGCGTAAGTAAAAGTACTATTTTTATGAGTAACTACTCCTTGATTTTCTCCATAAAATGGAGAGTCATCTTTGTTTGCTATTACTAATATAGTATCATCAATTATTTTATAAGGAGTAGCCCATGTCATACAAATATCTATTTTATCAGCATACTTCTCTACTAAGGGACAATAGTTATAGAAAAAATCTTTAGCATTTACTAAGTACTCATCAGCATCAAAACTGAATACCCAATCATTATTACACTCTGCTTTTAAAAAATTACGTTCGTAGTTGTCATTTTCTATAGCTATGGCAGATTGATGAAAATTATCTTCTATAATTGATATTTTGTTATCAACGTCAATCTCTGAAAGTTCTGAAAATAACTTTTCTTCATTAAATGTAAAAGAGTTATTGCTCCAACTAACTCTATCTATGTCAAGTCCTAGTATAATCTCATCAACATAATCATAATAACTAGATATGCTATTAGGTAAGTAACCAGCATCGTAACTTATTAAACTAATTACACTCTTCTTAAGCATCTTTTACCACGATCTTTGCTGGAGTTTTAGGTGTAGCAACTACTTTTACTGTTTTTTTCTTAATACCATAAATAGATACACCAGAATAGTAATGATTAGCATTACTAGTACCACTATTAGTTCTTTTTTCTTGCCAAGTAATATCTAGTTTATCTGCATGCCTTAGTAGCGCAGCTTCTAAATCTCTAGCATGTTCAGGATTAGAATATTGAGAAAACATAAGCACTGCTTCTGTATTCATAGCTTTTAGGGTTTTGTTAAAAAAGTCATCGTATAAAGATGTGTTAACAGGTACTACATCAAAAAATACTACATCAAACTTTTTTTGTTTATCCCAGTCTATATCTTCAAAACTACTTTCTATAATCTCTATGTTATCTAAAGTAACTCCATTATCTCCTGTAGTATATCTAGCTAAGTTAGCTTCCATTTGACTTTTCATATTACTATGAATAAAACCTTCTGGAGCCCACTTATCAGGCTCTCTTTCGTCGTATTTAAAGTTGTCTACACCTACTACACGTGTAGTATCGTTTCCGTAGGCAGCTGCTAAAGCTGTTGACCCTCTATAAATACCTATTTCTAGGTATGATATATCTTTAACAGCACATACATTGTTTATTAAGCAGCGCAGTCTTTCTGAACTTAATCCGAATAGTTCACGCTCTCTCTCTGTTAATTTTGACTGTCCATTGTCAGCTAGTTTTAGTGCTGCTTGAACCCATTCTTTTGTGATTTTTCCCATAATTTATCCTTTATTTAATAATTTTTCTAGCAAGATATCTACTAACATAAAAGGTATGTATAGTAAGATTACGATTATACCTACTATAATACACGCTATTACTGTTATAGCTATTGTTAACACACTTAATACTACCCAAACAAGTAAAAACGCTGTTAATATAGGCTTTGATTTCTTATAGTTATATTTTCCAAGAGTATTTGCTAAATCTTCTTTACTTACATACATCTTATCCACTATTTATCTCCGTGTCCAGCGTTTTATAAAATTTTGAGTTTGCCCATTTCGTCTGCAGCCTAGCTAGGTTTCTAGACTCCATAGCTACTTTACTATTATCTATTTGTTTAATTCGCTTATTATCTCTTGACTCGTGATGCATAAGTCTTACAGGTAGTTGGTATATTTTTTTACCTTTTTCTCGTGCAGTAAGGCAGTAATCGACGTCTCTGTTGTAAGTCCACTCATACTCTGGGGAGAAATTTCCAACGGTATCGATGAAAGTTCGTCTAATATAACAGCCTCCAAAGGTAGTCCATGCAACTTCTCTGACTGAGTTATACTGACCTGTATCACTTTCCAATTCTTGTTTAAAAAGAGTTTTATTCTCAATAATGAGACCACTTCCGTAATGGTCGGGAGTGCCGTTGGTAAATTTTCCACCTGCAGATTGTATAAGAAAGTTATCTTGTACATCTTTTGCCGGGTATAATAACAAGCAACCAAACATCCCTGCTTCTGGGTATTTTTCGACATATTCTAAAACCTCTTCAAACCAGTTATCATGGTGCGGAGTCATATCTGCATGTAAAATAAATATATCTTCATTAGGAAACTTATTCCACATTTTTTGAAACATTAAATCTGAGCCAATACCTGCATCATCTCTTTCGTAGTATATATCATATTCCCAAAAAAGTTGTTTATGCTCAGTTATTTCTTGTTCACTTACATATGGGGTTATTATTTTAACCATTATTTTATAATCCCTAATACTGCTTGAATTTCTAGTTTTTTATGCTCTCTACCCATTCTATATGCTTTTAGAAATAAATTTACAGTTTTCATATCCGTGGCTAGTAGCTCTCCTGCTACTTTAATAAAGGGATTACCTACTTCTATAGATATTTCTACTCCATAAGTATTACCAGTGATTCCGTTAATTTTCATACGTTACTTTCTTTAGATTAGCTTATCTGTCCACGTTTTAGGGGTTTTATCGGTAATCAACTCTAGTGGTAAATGGTATTCAAAATCTCTTACTCTAGGCTTTATCCATTCAACCATTTCTTTAATAGTTTGATCTGCTGATATAGCTGCTTTATAATTAAACTCGGCACTTATTTTAGCACTAGAGCAATACGCATTTTTTACTTCATTTGGTCTATCTGGAAAGTGTTGTAAGGCAGGATAGACCTCTGCGTGATGTCCAATTCTATAAGCAAGTTGCTTTATACTGATCTCATTATCATCAGGACCAATATTATATACTTGCTGTCCAATATCCTTGGCACTATTCATTATCTGTTCTACAGCTTTTATACAATCTAATACATTAGAGAATGAACGTTTTTGTTCGCCATCTCCGTATACAATGATAGATTTACCCTGACATACTCGATTTATCATTATACCTACAACATTACGAAATGGATCAAAATATCTTTGACCGACACCGATAACATTATGTGGTACTACAGTTACATAATGTAACCCATGTATATCAGATAACAACTTTAAATGTTCTTCTGCTTGTACTTTAGCTAACCCATATGGATCAACGGGCTTAGTAGGCATATCTTCAGTAAAAGGAGGTACTTGATCACCATATCTAGCCATAGAACTACAGTTTATAAATAATCTTACCTTGCAGTGAAGTGCTGCCATAGCTACCGCTAAGGTACCAGATACTATGCTTGTTGCTGTAATTGTAGGAGAAAATACGCTTAACCCTTCGTAAGGTAGTGACGCAGTATGAAAAACAGTATCTGCTCCTTCCATATGTTCTTTTAAAAGTTCTATGTCTAAGATATCACCTTTAATATATATAGCTTTTTCTGGTACATTAGAGTCAATGCCTCCTATACCATTATCTATTCCTACAACCTCATAACCTCCTTGATTAATTAGGTATCTAGCAAAACTACTACCAAGTAATCCCGCAATTCCTGTAATAAATACTTTAGTCATTACCAAACAAATCTTTCTTTAAAATAGTTAACAAGTTTGACTATTTCTATATCAAACTCTTTTTTAGGCTCCCAGCCTAGTTTTCTGAGCGGTTCACAAGATATTGCATACCTTATATCTTGTCCTTCTCTACTATGCCGAATATCTATATGATCGGAGTAGTCAGGAATATCTATATTAACTCTACCCATAAAATATGTATTTATTATTTTGTGTACAGTATCTATATTTGCTTGTTCAAACTCAGATGATATGTTGTATATACGATTACGAACACCTTTTTCATATATTGTTATAAGCGCTTCACAAGTATCATCAACATGTGTCCATGTTCTAATAGGTTTTCCGTTGTCATGTAGTTTTATTTTTTTATCTCTAGATAATCGTTTAACCGCTAACGGAATTAATTTTTCAGGATACTGAAAAGGTCCATAGTTATTAGAAGGTCTAGCTATTATATATTCTAAGCCGTGAGTTCTAGCCCAGCTTTTAATTAGTAGGTCAGCACTAGCTTTTGTAGCTGCATAAGGATTACTAGGGTTAAGCTCAGAAGATTCATCAAATATTGCTTCTAATGTATCTCCATACACTTCATCTGTAGACATATGAAAAAATAAAGGTTTATCACTTTTTATTACTATTCTACTATCTACTATTGATAGTAGATTTCTTACTCCATCTATGTTTGATTGTATAAAGTTATAGCAATCAACATTACCGTTATCAACATCACTTTCTGCAGCTAAGTTAAAAATAACATCGCATTCTGGCAGCCATGTTAACTTAGTTATATCTTTGTGTATAAATTCAAATTTTTTATAGCCGTGAGCTAGTTTATATACTTCTTTGGAATTAGCTACATATGTTAATTTATCAATACCATACACATACCAACCACTACTGAGTAATTTTTCAGTTAAATTTATACCTATAAAACTAGCACAGCCTGTTACTACTGCAATTTTTCTACTCATCTACTATTCCCATACAAGTAATTCTATCATAAACATAAGTAGAATTACTTAATCCCCTTAAAGGATGGTAGTATTTTCTAGCATCATACTCTTTATAATTATCTATAGATGTAACATTTTCATGTATAAAAGGTAAACAGTTAGGAAAGAATATATCTTCTTCATCAGCGTGATGCGTGAATACTATACCTTCTAAATTTCTATGTTCATACCTAGCACGATAGTACCTATCTGTAAAATCTAAAGCTAATTGTTCCATATTATTATCAAAGCTGTCCCACCATTGTAAAACACCTGCAGCGGCTAATTCACTCATTTTAAAGTTACCACCGCGCTCATTAAATGCGTTATCTATAATACCAAAGTTTATAGCAGTTCGTACTGCTTGCTCATATTCCTTGTCTATAACTACTAAACCTCCTTCACCAAATCCTATGGGCTTAGTATGATGAAGAGATATAAAAGACGCATTACCAATATTACAGCTATTAGTACCTTTCCAAAAAGAAAAAGGAGTGGCTGCATTATCTAAAATAAGTTTTTTATCTAGATTAGTAGTATGTTCTTGTATATATGTTAAGTTTTGTAAATGACCAAAACAGTTAGTAATTATTACCATATTAGAATAGTTTTGTACCATATCATCTAATACGTTACATTGTAAACTATTATCTAAGTCTGCTATAATAGCGCCTTCAGCTGCTCCTTGAGAATTGCAAGGAAAAGTAAAGTCTTGTGTAGATACTCTATAGTTAATACTGTCATGTCTGCTAATAGCGTAGACTATAGCATTTAATGCTGACGAGCCACTAGATGTAGCTATTACTGCCTTACTATCATCAATTCTTAAATTTGTTTTAGCCCGCTGCTCAAGTTGCTGAACAGCAGCGCCATAATTAGTAAATTGATTGCTTTGTATTGCAGATTCTAGATAGTAATTAAATCTATCTAAATTAAATGATTTTTTTAATATAAAATTAGTCATTGGTTCCACTCGAAGTTATACCTTATAATAGCAATATTAAATTGCTTATACAAGCCCTTTTAATAAGGCAGTTGTTATACGATTATAGATTCATATACAGTTGACCAATCGATATAGGGAGTTATGCAGTTATCTTGTAAATGAGTAGCTTGTCCTGGTACTGGGCATACTGCTCCGGCTTGTATAAAGGCTTTCCAGGTCCAGCTATCATCTGCAAAAACACCGGCTCTTAGTATTTCAAATTTAAATCTAGACCATGTTTTTCCTAATGCAGCTATACTAAGAGTAGCACTAGGAATAGTTCTAAGATGTCCTGCAGGACCTGCATGTAGCTCACACTTACGGCTATTGTCTATAGTATATCTATCTGGATAGTCATATGGCGCATAAAAACCATTAAATCCATTATCAAAGGTTTTTCTCATATTTATTATAGCATTTTCAGTATGTAAGTAATCATCTTCAACTGCATAAATTAATTCATCTGGATTATTCTCTGCTAATGCGACCATAGTTTCTGTTAGATCTGGACACGCATTAACAATTACAGGGTGGTATTTAGGGTACGGGTGATTAGCCCTAACTTCCGTCAACGGAGTTACCTTACATATACTAAACTGAGCTATAGTATTATTTCTCAACCAATCAAGTGTTTCTTCTGTTGTCCTATCATCAATGATAATAATTCTGTCTTGAGCAGTTAGCCCATTCTGAATAGATTTATAACACTTACGTAATATCTCTAATTTATACTTACCGTTCCAGCGAGGTTTATTCTCTGTGCCGTCACCCATTGATCCTGCTGATAAGTTAGCTTCACAGCTTCTAAATAGTATAATCACGGTTTTTTCCTTATAATTCCTGATTGAAAAAATTCTTTGTCATCCATATTATCAAATACACACTCACCTGCGCTAACAGTATTGCTGTCACCTATAGTTACTTTAGGAGTTATAGTTACGTTAGCTCCTAAAAAGTTGTTATTTCCTATAGTTACATTACCCATTAATCCACAATAAGGACTAAGAACATTATTATTTCCCATAACATTATCGTGATGTACAGATGAATAACAGTTAAAATGGTTAAAATTACCTATTACAGCATTAGCGTTTACCATACTAAAACATAAAAATACATTGCCTATGCCTACTTGTGCGGATAAAGATATATGTGCATTAGCTGCGATAGCATTAGGCCAATATTTAATATTTATTTCATAATATTTAAAAAAATGTTCTGTAAATGCTTTACGCCATATTTTATTAGCTGTTCCTAGTAGGAAAGATGCGTCTCTGGGATAGGTAAAAGGGGCCACTCCTTCGTCACCAATAAGAAAGGCTTTATCATCCTTTAAGATAATAAAGCCTCCAAAGTTATTGATTACGTTTCTAAGAAATATCTGTTCAAATACTTCTTGAGCGTGACCGCCATTACCTAATATATATGTTTTTTTCATTATAAAATCTCTTATATTAGATGGTTAGTTATATCTGCTAGAATGAAAAGCTCAACTTAGCTGATGGTGATAGGTCTTCTGCATTTAGATCATAGTTAGCACCTGCAGTAAAGTCTGCTCCACCAACGGCAATACTATACTCACCCCCTAAGTTCTGGGTAGTATCATCTTCGTCGCCATTTAGATAAGCAGTTAATCCGCCTACGGTAGCTAACGTTTCAAAAGCAAAGAATTTTGCGTCTATATCATATGTAGTTGCACCGCCTAATGATAGGCTACCCATCTCGATTTTAGAAACTTCTGCACCTAGTACAGTATTTTTGCTAGCACGGTTATAATCAACTGCTGTTTTGACACCTACACCAACTACTTCTAAATCATAAGCGCCTTGAATGTTACTGATATCAGATAAGTCTGTACCCCAAGAAGTCCAACCCATAGCAACTGTAGCACCCATTGCCGATACGGATACGGATTCTGTCATAGCAGGAGTAGCAAGAGTATTATAAGCAGTTTTTTCTGCTGTTGGCATAATACCGTTATCATCACCAATTGCTACGTTTACGCCAGCTACATCAGTACCTACTGTCCAGTTTTTTAAAGTTAAAGCATTGCCATCTGTAGCAGTAAAATCTAAATCTACTAATGCTGCTTCGCCTGCGTCTACATTAACTTCTGCTAACATAGAGGCTCCATAGTTGTTTCCTGCAGTTTCTGCAAAACTTATAGTTACTTCTCCTGATACAGGGGATTGTGGTGCAGCAGGAGTTCCGTCTGCATAAGCTGTGGTAGATAGTAAAATTCCCACAACTGATAAAATTGAGTGTTTCATTGTATTTCCTTTAGTATTATGAATTACGACTTTTCTGTTGCTAGGTTAGTCGCCAACCCCCTGTGTTTATGCAGCTAGTGCATAACCAGATGGTGCAAAGTTATTGTTTGCATTTAGTAATGTTGATCTATACGCGATCATCCGGTTAACTCCACTTCCTTACACCGTCAGTCGATCCTATTTCAGCCCCATCAAAAGCACATCAACTTCAACCCTTTCGAGGTTTGTGTCTCTGCAAAAACACCTTATTGCAGTAAGGCGTAATGTGCTTGTGGTGGAGCTGCTGGGTACCGCCCCCAGGTCCTGTCCGATTTCACGTTGTTTCAACGTTAACAATTCATAATACAGTAGTTTAAACTACCTGTAAATATATAAGTTTTTTTCTTAAGTTAATGTTGCAAAAATACAACTATTTAACTTCATAGTCTTTATAAATAGTTGCTTTCATCTATAATTAACTCCTTTACTGGTTGGTCTACCGTATTGAAATTAAATACTCTAAAATTATCAGCTTCTAGATCCCACACTAATTTCATACCGTTAGGATATTTTTGTTCAGATCCAGCACCTAGAACTTTCGTTTCTAGAAAAGTTTTAGGTAAATCTTGTAAATGAGCAAATACCATATCTCTCATTTCACCATTTTTCTTTTTAAAAGAGCCTTTATAAGCTTTCATAGATAATTTCCTTATGTTACTTAATAAGTATAAGGGTAATTACTACTACTTAGCAAGCTTGTTTTTAACTAGCGCTGCTGCAAATATAGCTCTTAATTCAATCCAATCGTCATTGGAGAATCTAAAGTGCTCATCTTTGTCTTGTGTTTTAAAAAATAATTTGTGATGCTTTCTTAGTTTTTTATACCACCAAATACCTGAACCACCAGTAAAGCTAACTTCTTTACTAGTTGGGTTAAAAAGTTTGGCAGCGTCGTCTAAGCTAATTACATAGTTTTGTACATAGTTTTCTGTTATACGAAAGCCTATATGAGCGTGCCTAGTATCAACGTTTATTTGTATTTTGAATTTGTCTTGGAACATTTTTCTTATTATTTCTATTTGGAGTATTTTTAGAACGTCTGCTTCTTAGCATTTCTCGTTCTTTACGCTCACGATTTTTTTCAATAAGAATTTGTTTTTTAGCCCAGCGTTTTTTGCCTGCTTTTACTGCTAGCCTTTTTTCTTCGCCTTTAGACACAAAAAACTGACGAGAACGAAGTATTTTAGCATCGCCCTCTTCTAGCATCTTTTTCTTTAGAATACGCAATGCCTTGTTTACATCATTCTGTCTTACATAAATTTTCATGTTTTGTATAATAATCTTCTATAGTTGAAATATAGTTCTTATACTTAAAGTCTATATTAAAGGTATTTATAAGTTTATCAGAATCTAATAAACCTCTAGGTTTTCCTGTAGGACCTAGTTTTTCTGAAATTGTAAAGTCTTTAGGATATACTTTTTTAATATCTTCACTATTTCGAGTAAAGTTGTAAGATATATTGTATACTCCTGGATTCCATTTGTCTATAATATTTTTTACAGCTAATACAAAATCATCTATATAGACACATCCAGCTCTTTCAATTAAAAAAGGCTTGTTAATAGCCATCTGCCTTTCAATATTCATCCACAGTGAGAATTTACCATCTCCTATACCATAGACATGTATAGGTCTAAGAATTACATCTTCTTCACCACAGACAGTTTCTGCCTTTGTTTTCATGTCTCCGTAATGGTCTACAGCTCCTAAAGAGTACTGCTCGTCAATTCGATCTTCCCAACTGCCATAAACCATGCTACTACTTAGGTGTAGAACTTGTGTTCTAGGGTAGATCTTCTTTATATTACTTATTCCGTCTAATATTGATTGAGTTGTAAACTTTGGAAAATGTTGAGAAAGTATAGCTTCTGATAATGCTCCACAATTTATTATTAAATCATAATTATTATCAGGTAATTCATTAAAACTATTTTTCTTATAAAAATTACGATATTTACCAAAAATTAAATCATATCTATATTTTGTATTTAATATTCTATGCTTTAACTCTATTTCATTTATTTTCTGTAAACCTTTATTACCTCTGTGTATGTATTTAAATCCAACATATTCTAAGTCAAACCCATCTAGTATATCTACAGTGTGACCATCTCCTAAAGCATTTACTAAATGAGCACCTATAAAACCAAAACCACCTGTTATAAGTATGTTCATAAATTTAAACTTTCAACTCTTTGTTTTAAATCTTCTATATCAATAAAGTGATGACAAGGCAGTTCTACAGCTGTTTCTGAAAACTGTACAGCGTTTTTACAGTTTATACTATTAGAAGCAAATACAGACTTAGCTAGTATTTTTTTAGATTTAAATAGTTCTAAAGCTGTTTGTTTATCTTCAGGAAATATAATAAATCTATGATATATAAAGTTTTTACCAGCTAAAGTCTTGAATGGAAGATGTTTTTCATAGTAATTAGCTACTGCTCGTCTTTTAGCTCTATATCTATGTATTTCTATAAGTTCTATATCTTTAACTAGTACTGCTGCTGAAGTAGTATCTAGATATGATTTATTACCAATAAACTTTCCATCACTACAATGAGAGCATATGGTTTTAATTTTATTAGCTATTTTATCATTATTAGTAGCTATAGCTCCTCCGGCCCCTAAACAACCCGGACTTTTAGTAAAATCAAAAGAAAAACATACTATATCTGAAAGGCTTCCTAGTTTATAACTGTATGGCTCGTCTATAGTAAAAGAAGGTGCTGCGTCTTCTATAATCTTAACACCATAAGTTTTACACGTAGGAACGATTTCGGTAAAATCAACAATCGCACCAAAGTTATGTACTATTAAAACTGCTTTTGGCTGGTGCTGTATAATCATCTGCTCCAGCTGCTGTAAATCTATGTTACCTGTATTATCAATATCACAAAATAATACATTCATACCTACAAAACAAGGAGCATTGACTATTGCTCTCCAACCATAAGCGGGTACTATTACCGTATCTCCTACAGCACATAGCGTGTGAAAAGCTATTTGTAGCGAATCAGTACAACAGTTAGTAAACTGCCAGTTTTTAATGCCTGTATGTTGTCTACATTTATTTTCTAATTGTATATGAAAGGGTGAAGGATCTCTACCATCTTCACTTTGAAAAGGGTAGTCAATAGCTTCATTAATTGCTTTGATGTAATCAACTCTGTGAGCATTAACTCTTAGTTGATGAGGTATGCTAGCTATAGCTTTTGGCAATTTAACCTCTTTTTGATTTATACCAGTTAACTGCTTGTTCAACAGACATTTTTGAGTGTATATAATTTTTACATACATCATTTTTAAGTAACATAAAGCAGGGGAATCTATCAGAACTAGTACTAAATTTTAACAAAATAGCATGATCTTCAGTTCCTTGCTCTATTTCCAAGTCTGTATCATAAGCTAAGATAGCATTTAAAATCTCTTCTACATACTGCGTAATTACAGGATTTGACGAATGAGAAAATCCATAAAGTTTATGACTCATCTAATACCCTATCTCTAAGTTCATTTACTTGCTCTTGTAAGCCTTGAATCAGCTCAAATAAATATTTTATATCGGCGCCCAGTTCTGTAGACGACTCGTTAATTTGACTTCGAAGCTCTCTGGCTTCTTGACGAACATATTTTTCACTTGCATACATACTGTTATTTTAGTATAGTAACTGTAACATGTCAATATAAAGTTTAAATTTTAACTACATGCTCCTTAAAGTAGAGTAATATATGTACAAATTACCAGATATACAATATACAGATATAGACCAAGAAGTTTTATTACAAAATCTATGGTTTAGTTCTATGACTAGAAATAAAGTTTTTCCTATTATTTATCCTGCAGGAACAAGAGGTCACAGTGTTTGTAGAATATTACAAATACATCAAGAACCTGATAATGCTAGTCTACAAGTTACTGAGGATCAGTGTGAGTATCTTGATTTTTGTGATAATCAGTCGTACAACAGAAAATTAACTCATGCTTCTTTTCATGACCTTAGCAATAAAATTATAGACAGTAATACTAGTATTGAAAAATATATAGAAAATAAGCTGTATAAGACTCATTTATTATTTCATATTGCGCCTGTAGGATCTTGGAATACAGATAGTAAGTTTGATAAGGTCATTGAGCGCCTGTACTATAGTGATAAAGTCTATATATATTTATATGGTACAGTAGATAGACCTTATTTTAGTAAAAGAACTTATCTACCTATACAACGCCCTAACGTGTATAATATAAACATAGATAAATTGTATTCTAAAGATTACTATGAATTTGAACAAGAGTATTTTAACTTAGTACACTACTTTAATTTAGACTCTAAACTAAATGCAGTAAGATCTTTTATATTACTTAATTTAGAAAGACAAGAACTAATGGCTAAATATGATACTGGTTATAGGCAACTATTTGATGAAAGCATTACTAATAACACTAGTGATCGGCTGAATAACTTATTTTATAGAGAAGGATAATTAACTTGAGCAATTCTGTAATTAAATTTATATTTGACGTAGATGGCACACTTATTTATGTTTTATGCTTATTAGGTAAATAGAAATAAATATACAGATATGAAACTTAGTAACGCAGAACTATATAAAATCGCAAAAACTAAATCTACTACTATATGGTATTGTCATGGTATGAGAGGCAACTCTATATATCGTATTCTAGCTGCGCATCCAGAAGTATATTGGGATAATAAAGTACAACAAAATTCGTTGGAAGAAACTACTCACCCTTTAAACTTACCTGAGTTAGTAGCTGCGTTCGATCCTCCTGACGGTAGATTTTTTGGTACCCCTGATATTATTGGTAGATGGAAATTTGCCTATGCTACTTACCATACTAATAGCTTTATTGACGACGATAATTATTTACAAGTAGTAAGAAACTGGATATTATCAGAAAGTTATAAGAATAAAATACTATTTTCCAGCTGCCATCCTAATTGGCCCAGTGGTACTACTTGTCATAAAAAAAAGTTATTAACACTAACTGATAAACCTCATATATGGTTGTATGGCACTTTTAGTAGAGATTACCTTAGCTATAGTAAAAGTACTATATATAAATACTACGAACCTAGTCCTCATCCGTTAGCTTATAATATTAATATAGACAATATTTACTCTCAAGATTATTTAACATTTGAAACAGAGTACTATAAGTTAATTAACTATTTTAACCTTACTAGCTGTTTAACTCGTGTTAGAGCTTTTATATTACTTAATCTAGAAAGAGATAAATATATTGCACAATTCTAAAATTAAATATTTATTTGACGTAGATGGTACTCTTACTGATAGTCGTCAGATAATAGATACTGACTTTAAACAGTTTTTTATATCATTCTGCAAAAATAATGAAGTATATTTAGTTACAGGATCAGACTATGTTAAAACTGAAGAGCAGTTAGGTAAAACTATTATGCACTTAGTTAAGCTATCTTTTAACTGTAGTGGTAATGATATATGGTCAAATGGAGTTAATGTGAGAACCAGCTCTTGGAAGCTACCTAATGTTGCTAGACAGTTCTTAGAAAATTACCTAACAAAGAGCAACTTTAGCCTACGTACTGGTAATCATATAGAGCAACGTCCTGGAACAGTTAACTTTAGTGTTGTAGGACGTAACGCAGATGTAGAACAACGTGCAGACTATAAAAGATACGACCAACACCACCTTGAACGCAATTATCTAGTACGAGCCTTTAATACTATGTTTCCAGAATTGCAAGCAACGATAGGCGGAGATACAGGTATTGATATCTACCCTTTAGGATGTGATAAAGGACAGATAGCTTATGAGTTTAATCCTTTTGAAACTTTATATTTTTTTGGAGATAAATGTGAACAGGGAGGTAATGACTTTCCTTTAGCTCAATTATTAACTGGTCCAAGTATTACCTTTGCAGTAACAAACTGGCAAGACACTTATAACATTTTAAAAAGATGCTAAGTGAGCTGTAAATACATAACAACTTATTTGTTGCTTACTGCTTAATTACTAGGTATTATAATTTATAACAACTAAATAATAAAGGTAACTAATGCACAAACGCCCTAAACTACAAGAAGCTATTAATGTTTTAAAGAAGCTTTCAGATCAGAATGAAGACTGCGCTTCTGCCCTCTCCGAATACAATCAAATGATAGACAACGGCGATGAGTTTTTTGCTGCTCGCATGATTGTGGACATTGTAGATCACTATTATCATATTTTAGACACAAAAGGAATAGTACATGGCTAAAAGAAGTAAAGTACCTGATAAATATCAATCTCCAGGTTATGTTGTGTGGAGTTTTGGTCGTACTATTCGTGAAGCTGAAAACGTGGCTAGGTGGAATCCTTGGTTAGCTCATGCATGGATGGAAGAAGCTCGAAATCTATTAAGTTTAGATGCTCCATTTTACACTGAGTTTGATAGGTGTGTAGACCGTATTAATTATTACTGGTCTAGAATGTGCTTATTTCGTTGGTATGATGAAGCTAAATTCTGGGAGAATAACGGAACAGCGCATCCTATGACTTTTTTAACACACATATAAAAAGATATAATATGAAACAAACCAATCCTTTTGAAAGAAGTCTGCATGATTTAGACGATTTACATGCCCGACTATTAACTGAAGATGATGAACTCAATCTTTTTGCTGAATTTAGACGTATTTTAGAACGCCTGTATTCTAGCACAATTAAAATGAAAAAATAATGGACTACTGGTACTATAACATGCTATTAAATAAAGAGGAAAAAAATGTTTTTTAAGTTTACTGCACGTAATGCCTATCGTGATTTAGTAAGGAACGCACGTCGTATAGTTGTTTCTACGCTGAGTGATAGCGAAAAAAGCGAAGCTTTTAAAGAGCTTATCACATTGCTGCAACCTAAGTTGCATGAGAATGAAAAAACTCTATGCAGCTCACCAGCTTTTGGTAAGCGTTGTGATCACTGGGGACAGCTGAATATAGCTTCAATTCGTCCTGTAACAACTGTTCGTAATCCCTGGCTCAGCTTCAAACGTGAGTTTGCAAGCGCTTTGCAGCAGCCTCAAGACTTACAGGCTACACTTGTGTCTAAAGCTTTGATGTGGTTTATGCTAACTGATCATAGAGATGATTGGTTACCAGATTAAGACACATAGTGTCGCAGCGGAGCAGCTTATGAAACCATATAATACTTCAGACTTAGAAAACATAGTCTGGAAAGTTCTCAAAGGTATGCCTATTGAGGTATTTGATGACGAAAATCACCATGTATGGGAAAACTCTGCATGGGAATTAGTAAAACCTAGATTAGAAGGTGACTTTAAGGGTGAGAGAATAATAGGGTCTGCCAATATGGTAGCAGCTCTAAATATTCTTCACCAAAAGATCTTAGTTCGCTACACAGAATCTAATGAGGATACCACAAAAATTAGTATGAGCATATTTAGAGAGATATTAGATTCTCTATCTGATCAAAAATTAATTAGAAGAAAACCAGAAAAAGTAAGACAATCATTCACCGTAGTAACATAGGAAAAAACAATGGAAGATGTACTAAAAAAAGAAATTCGTGGAGAAATCAGTCGTATTGTAGACTTGATGATTCAAGCAGAGGCAATTCGTGAAGCTATTACCGAGCTCAAAAAAGATATTAAAGAGCAGTATGATATCCCAGTAACTACCATTACTAAAGTTGCTAACCTAGTTCGTAAACAAAATCTTGAAGAGGAAGAAGCTAAGTGGGAAGAGATTAAAGAATTTGCTTTGTTCTGTTCACGATAAATTTAGCTAATTTTAAATGACTCATAAACCCTGCATGAGAGCGATCTGGTGCGGGGTCTTTTATTTTCTCAATATCTAAATTAAAATCTATATAATCATCTGTTAGCTGTACTAACTCTGACTGTAAATGAGGAAAACAACAATGGTGTACAACAGGTATACCAGCTCTAGTACACAATATAATTTGTTTAGATACTGCGCCGCTCCACAAACGCGTAACAAGCTCTTCATCTGAAAAATATAACATACCCGCTGCATGCCACGAAGCTCGATGCTCTTTAGTATTTTTACGCTTATTAGATAGTATTTGCTCTGACAGTATCCAGTTTCTATAGTACTTTTCATTTTGCATTACATGATTAGCTACTAAAAATCCTTGCCACTGATCATTTCTAAAATCCCAAGTCTGCCATCTATATTCGCTGGTATGCCCAATGACTATTAAATCAGGTTTAAGCTTGACAGCTTGTTCTACTTGTGATGTAATAAGGTATTCAGAAGCTCCACTTTGAGCTAGATTAGTAATTTTAGCATTTAACTGAGTAGCTACTCTATAAGGATAAGCTTGTTCTTGTTTTTCAAGCCCTTCGCCTTGTGTATAGCTATCGCCACAGGAAACAATGAGCATTAATAAAGATATATTTGTAGTAGGTAATTCATGGTCTATTCCCTCAATGGAAGCACCTAGACCTGCCTTTGATATGTTAGGGTTAAAAAACCGCGAAGAACATATGGGCATTACTTTAGATGCACAAGCTGATTATATACTATCTAATGATCTTGTCAATAGATTTAAGGTTATTTGGTTGATTGGACACCATCACCGTGCCGATCCTAAAGGAAATGGTGATTATATACTACCTTACTATTGGGGAGAAGGTGACGTGTGGGGCGACCTTACTAGAGATATTTGGTTTAAAAAATTTACTAAAATGGAGTGGTATCAACGCACTAATGCTTTGTTTTTAAAAGCAGTACTTGGAGAGGCTAATGCTAGTAATTTACTAATGATTCCTATATATAGACCTAATATTATAGATCATCCTTTTATTGAAGATAGTCCTTGTGTTTGGCGTTATTATTTACGTGATTTAACTAAGAGATTTCCTGATGGTAGAGGTCATATGAGTCAGGCAGGCCACAATGTGTTTGCCCCTTTATTAGCAGCGGAGGTATATGAAAGATGGAAGATTACATTGACCCTAAATGGGTAGACCTTATAGAAGTAGGTTTTAATGCTATAATAGCTAAGTCAGCAGCTAAAATAGTAAAACATGCAGAAACTAATATTCAATATTTTGGGCATCAGTGGTACTCAGATATTGGAGGTAAAAAAGCTATATTAATTAAACCTGGAGAGGGCTATGAGTGGCACTTTGATAATTTAGATTATGCTGATAAGAAATTAACTACTGCACGTTCTAAAAGGTTTTGGACACATATTATTTATCTTACAGAAGGACAGCCCCTTGAGATAGGTTCTTGGAATCCTGAAGGTAGTAGAGTAGAGCAGACAGACTTCTCAGCTCCCGAACCAGACAACATTCTAGTAAGAATCTATCCTAAACCTGGTAAGTCTATAATGTTTCCTTGTTTTATGGTTCATAGAATTAAACCTTTGGTAACTAAAAATAGATGGGCTTTAGTGGACTTCATAGAGAGTCCTGATTATAGCACTAAAACTAAAAAACAATTAAAAACAGCATTTAATAGGTACTTTGATGAAAACACTAGGAGTAAGCTGCTATCATCACGATAGCGCTGCGGCATACATAAAAGACAGTAAAATAGTAGGAGCTGCACATGAAGAGCGTTTTACTCGTAAAAAATATGATAATAGTTTTCCTACTAATACTATTGGGTGGTTACGCGAAGCTCAAGAAGACTTTGATCACGCAGTTTTTTATGAAGAATCTACATATAAACAGTTTAAATCTGATATAAAAAAACATACTAGAGCTACTCCTGTATTAGTAGATCATCATGAAGCACACGCTATGAGTTCTATACTTACTACACAATGGGAGACTTGTGCTGTAATGGTTGTAGATACTGTTGGTAATAAGTTTTCAACTTCTTTAGGAGTTTATGAAAACGGTAAAGTAACGTGGCTAAAACGATTTAGATATCCTAATTCTCTAGGTCTTTTTTATTCCACTGCAACTAAATTCTTAGGACTAACTCCTTTATCCGATGAATCTCAAGTTATGGCTGCTGCTGCTCATGGAACTCCTAAGTGGTCTAACTTTATAAAAGAACGTATACTGCCTACTGAGATGGGTGATTATACTCTTTTACCTGATCTCTCTAGAGGTATAGGATCTGGGGTACTAGATTGGGATATTGCAGCTAGTGTACAAAATGTTTTAGAAGAGTGTTTAACTAACTTAGCTAATTGGTTATTTGTGGAAACAAAACTACCAAAATTAGCATATGCTGGAGGAGTAGCTTTAAATTGTGTAGCTAATACTAAGTTATTAACAGATAGTTATTTTACAGATATAGCTATACAACCAGCTGCCGGAGATGCTGGTTGTGCTTTAGGAGCTGCAGCATTGCTTGACAGACCTCTTTGGGAAAATGCTTACCTAGGAATTACGTCTAGTAATGAAATTAGTACAGACGAATGTGCTTCGAGGTTGCTAAAAGGTGAAATTATTCCTATAATTAATGGTAGGGCAGAATTTGGTCCACGTTCATTAGGAAATAGAAGTTTTTTAACAATACCTTTTAAAGAGAATATACCTAAATTAGATGCTATTAAAAATAGAACTACTGATAATTGGAGGCCTTACGCTCCTGTTTGTTTAGAAAAAGACGTAAATACGTACTTTGATGTAGTAAAACCTTCTTATGATATGCTTCATATAGCTAAATCCAAGAATAATCATTTTACTACAATTGATAATAGTGCTAGATTACAAATAACAAACTTTACTAAAAATGCTTACTTGAGTAGGGTATTAGAACTTACTAGAGAACTAGGCTACCCAATATTACTTAATACAAGCTTAAATGCTAAAGGAAAACCTATTGTCAACACCGTGGACGACCTCAAAGAAATTCAACTACCTAACTGAAGTAGATACTGATACTCTGCCTACTGGTAGAACTTATCATACTCCTGATGGTTCCTACCCGTCTATTACTACTATTTTAGGTAAAACAGCTAATCAAGCATGGCTACAAGCTTGGAAAGATCGTGTAGGAGAAGAAGAAGCCGCTAGAGTATCTAAAGAAGCTACGGATAGAGGTACGTGGATTCATGATATAGCTGAAAGACACTTTAACGGAGAAGATATATCTGATACATTAAGGACTGCTCCTTCAGATGTTAGACAAATGAGTAATGATTTAATTACTACTGTCACTTCGGGAGTAGAAGAGATCTGGGGACAAGAACAAGTACTTTGGAGTAATAAACTCAGCTATGCTGGGCGTACTGATATGGTAGGTATCTGGAAAGGTAAACCTACTATTATTGATTTTAAAACTTCTAAAAAACCAAAACAGTCTAAACAGATTAAAGATTACTATTTACAAGGATGTGCCTATGCTGTAGCACATAATGAAATGTACGGTACTGGTATAAAAGATATTGTTATAGCTATATGTGTAGACGGTAAGCCTCCTCAACTATTTGAAAAAAGTGCTGTACCTTTCTTATCAGACTTAAAATATAGGAGAAGTCAGTTTGACTTATTGCAAGCAAATTCCCATACCAATACTTGATAATGTAAGTATAGAAAAAATATTATTTATATACAGTAATGCAGGAAGTTTATGGAATACTAGATATAATCATGATCCTTGGAAAAGCATAGATTTAATCAGTGAAGGCAAAGATACAGCTTGGTTTCGTCAATTTTCAGAAATAAAATTATGGAGAGCTTCTTTATATAAATTTACAGGTATTAAACATATAACTAATATGTACTTATCAGTATTAGCGCCTAGAAATCAAGTACCGTGGCATACAGATTTAAGTAATGACGTATTTGCTAGTACTATCTTAACGTCTATACAAACTGATAATAGTTTTTTAGAGTTTGAAAATAATAAATATGTTTATAAAACTGGTTATAGCTATTTATTGCGTACTTATAATAAACATAGAATAATGAACTTAAACAATGAACCGCGTATTACATTATGCACTACCCCAAAGGAGAATCCTTATGTTTAGAAAAATAATTGAATGGTATGAAGAATGGCAATTCAAAAGACAGTTTGAGAAAAAGAAAAAAGAACTTATTAAACTAGACCCTTTTATCTACGAGGTTAATGATGAGAAGGATTAAGAAACCGCTAAAGGATTTTTTCGATAGTAAAGAGCTAACAGATAAAGAACTATCTTTTATAAAAGGATGCCTAAAAGCTCAGGTTAAATACCCACAACTAACTCAATCTCAATGGGATGTAATAGTTAGTATTCAGAATAAATATGAAACACCTATAGAAGGCTAATCATTTAATTTTACAAGTTGCCAAATAACTTATAGCAACGTATAATACTGTTTATATAGTTACTAAGGAGTCAACAATGGCAATAGAAAAAGATTCAAGATTAAAAAGAGCAGGTGTATCAGGTTTTAATAAACCTAAACGAACTCCTTCTCACCCTAAAAAATCACACGTAGTAGTGGCTAAAGAGGGTACTAAGATAAAAACCATCCGATTTGGTGAACAAGGAGCCTCTACTGCAGGTCAGCCCAAAGCAGGAGAATCAGCTCGTATGAAAGCTAAACGTAAGTCTTTTAAGGCTCGTCACGGTAAAAATATTGCTAAAGGTAAAATGTCAGCGGCATATTGGGCTGATAGAGAAAAATGGTAAAATAACAGGTAAACTATGAAAAAACTTATAGAATTTCACTTAATACACGACTTCCCAAATCAAGATTTTATAATCCCTCCTATTCCTTCTAAAAAATTATTACCAGAGTGGCTTAAAAAAATGCCTAATCATCAACAAAATCCTGATGATATAAAGGATCCTACTCTTAAAAAATGCCTACCAGTTATTGATGCAATGACTGCAGGCTATACCATTTTAACTCACATGGATATAGTACTTAGTTTAGATGAAAATCGTAAGCTAAAAACACACTGGCTTAGTGAAGAACATAAAGAAGATATGCAAAGGCATGCTCCTATAGAGCAACACGGTGCTTGGCAGATACCTGGTACTCCCTTTGAACATATGAATATATTAAAATATATGAATCCTTGGCGCATCTCAACGCCTAAAAATTACTCAGTTATATTTTTACCTCCTGTAAATAGATTTGAATTACCTACTATACCTTTAGTCGGATTAGTAGATTGTGATAACTATAAAAATGTAGTAAATATACCTTTCTTACACACAGAACTAGCGCCTGGGGGCAATCCTGTAGAAATTCCTGCAGGTACTCCTATGTGCCAAGTAATACCTGTGCAGCGTGCAGAGTGGCACGAAAAAGTTACATTTCAAGATGCTTCTGAAGTTAGAGCTATAAAAGCTTACAGGGGTATGATGGAAACTAGCAGGGAAGATTACTATAGACGCAAGGTTCATACGAAGAAGAAATATACCTGATTACTTAACTACTACTACCATTCAGGCTACTTTTAAAAATATTTGGCAAGCAAGATCATTAATGGTATACTCATCATATGTGGATGAAGGTATCAATGATGTTGCTTGCTTTATTAGTTAGTAGTTCATTAGTTTCTGCTTGGTATTATAAGTATTCTCAAGATATTATAATGACTTTGCAGACTAATAATGCAAAACTTGAGGTAGCAATTACTACTCAAAAAGAAACTATAACCTCTATGAAAGAGAACTTTGAGAGGCAGGCAGCTGCTTTAACAGGCTTGTCTTTGGCTAATCAATCATTAAATGATGAAAAAGATGCGTTATCTACAAAATTAATGAAACACGACTTAGAAGAGCTAAGTAGACGTAAACCCGTACTTATAGAAAGAAGAATCAATAGTGGCACAAAAACTCTCTTTGATGATTTTATTGAGCTTTCTGCTCAGTAGCTGTAGTCAAGCTGTTAAATCTATAGAAATTTTTAGTAAGCCAGTAGAGATAGCTATAGCCCAGCCTCTTGCCCCTACGCCTATAAAATTAACTAATATATCGTGGAAAGTACTAAATGTAGACGATACTATATACTACGGATTAAAAGTAAGAGACTATGAAATACTTTCTGTAAATATGCTTGAGTTAAAAAAGTATATTAAAGCGCAGAAAAATAATCTAGAATATTATAAAGAAGTTACTGGAGGTAATAATGAGACAGATGCGGAAGCTACTACCGTTAATACTGATCCTTAGTAGTTTAAGTACTACTCTAGGTGCACAAGCTATTGTTACAGAATCAACTACAGATAGTAACATTACTTCTTCTGGTAGTATGACTACTACTGTTAATCAGCCACCACCTTCGGCTATTGCTCCACAGTTTAGTGGAGGAAATAATTCAGATTTATGTACTGTAGGAGTAGCTGGTGCTGTACAGACACAGATACTAGGTATTTCTGCTGGAACTACTTATACAGAGGAGCACTGTGTTCGCCTAAAGCAGGCAAAAATAATGTATGACATGGGAATGAAAGTTGCTGCTGTATCTATAATGTGTCAAAACACTGATGTATTTGATGCGATGATGGATGCCGGTACCCCGTGTCCCTACGACGGACTAATTGGTGATGCAGCTAAGCTAGGTTGGGATACTCACGTTGAACAGACTAGAAAAGAGCTAGATGAATCAGGAGATATAGATGTGGAAAAAGCTGTTACTTTCGGTGGGCTTGGTCTTCTCGGCCTCCTACTGCTACTCTGAAAGTATAAGTCCTTATTATGGCTATACTAATAATGCTGCAGCAACAGGCTTGACTTGGGGCATGTCTGGATTATTACCTGAAGTATCAGGTTTAGACATACAAAATGTTATTTACTCTTATAGAATACAAAAAGAACTTGAGGATGCTGTAACAGTTCATGTACAGAATAAAAATGCAAATAGTACTGGTTATGTATTTAGAGAAACTGATATATGGTCAACAGGATCAATATCCGGTACTCAGATAAACAAAGCAGTACCAGTAATACCTAATATTCCTCAAAGTTCTTGGGGTCAAGGGTCTATAGAGGTTGAAGGTAGTGGCTCAGTTACTGATGCTAGAGTAGTGTATACTTATAAAGTAAACCCTTGTTACAATGCACAATTTGATCCTAATTGTCCAGGCTACGTAATTCCTGTACCTACAATTTACGAATTAAGTTTAGACGATATTTATGATGTTACAGACGATGAAAACGTTAACTTAGATGACGAAAAAGAAATTGCACGAGTTCAAGCAGAGGATGAAGCACTGCTTGAAAAAGAAAAAGAAGAAGAAGAAAAAGAACGTAAAGTTAGAATACAAAGAGCTGAAGATTCTCTTGAGCAAAATGATATAATCGTACAAAGTCAGATTATTTCTCAAATGAATAATATAGCAAACTTGGCTGCTATAAGCCAAGGATACTATTCTTCTAACATACCTGGGGGGGTATATAACGAATCTGTTAATTTAATTGATGCCAAATTACCAGAAAACAAATCAGCATTACGTAATGGGCTAGCTCAACAATTACTACACACACAAATGGTAGCTGCTCAATACAAATAAGGAGAACAAAAATGTTCAAACAATCTACAGTCAAGCTTCTTTTAGGAGCTACTCTACTTAGTGCTGCTTCTGTAGCATTAGCTGAGGAAACCCCCATTAACGGGATTGTACAATCTCGTTGTAGTATACAAACTGACACTCCAGGTACTTACGGAAACCCTAATGCCTATACTCTTACAACCTCAACTACCGACGGCGGTGAACTATCGATTATCAGATTTGACGTATCTTTAGCAGACGCATACTATGCCACTATTACTGCTCCTTCTAGTTTTTCTAGTAGCCCTGCTATTTCAGATACAGTTAGTTGGGTAGGTGATACTACAGTTAAAACAGTTTCAGATGCTACAGGTATGGGCGCATACGAAACTGGCAAAGTAGAACTAGGTATGATGGATCGTTATGACCTAACCGCAACTGGTTCAACTTGGTTTCAAACTTCGTCAACTGCTACTTTAGGTGGTAATAAAGCATTTCCAGGCGGTTCTTATACCGCTTTAGTAGTAGCAGAGTGTATAGCTCAGTAAGAGAAATAATATGACTAAAATATGTAAGTGCGTAGTAGCCTTTATACTTTTTGCGTATAGTGCTACTGCGCACGAAATGACTCCTACTTACCCTAAACTTACTCCTTCGCATTTAGAGGGTATATATAAAACAACTATGAGTATGTTTAATAGGCGTGCTGATGTTAAGTACTACGAAATAGGAGTTTTTACTAAAGAATGGGAATCTATACCTTTTGTATCTTCCTATAGCATAATTAAATTAGATTATCTTAGTAAGGTTACTTTTGATGTCTATGTAAGAGAGCTTGATGTCGATAGAGCTTACTATATGTGTTCTGTGTCTAAAATACAAAAAAAAGAATCTTTAAATACTGCTATATCTTCTAAGATATGCTCTAGATTTAAAAATGAGTGAGACAATGAAACTAGTAATACCTACAATTAGCTTACTTTTGATAAGTACTATTGCGTTAGCCGAGTCTAGCTCACTTAACTTAGCTATACCTACAGCCCCTTCTACTTATGGGCAGGATAGTATTAGAGCGGGGGATCTTGACTGTAAAAATGCAATTGGAGGAGCGACACAATTGGAGTTTGGGGTGACTGGTATAATTGACAATGCGCAAAGTGTTTTTGGTAGCTCTTCAGGCAACTCTGAAAAAGATATAGGTGTATATGCTAGAATTATAATTCCTTTTGGTAAACCTAAAGAGAGAATTAATTGTAATTCTCTATACGAATTAGAACTACGTAAAAAAAGAATTGAGGTACTAAAACTTCAAGAAGAGTTAGAAGCCCTCAGAAGATTAAATGCTAACCCTACAGTTTTTGAGAATTAAAAAATGGAACTCTACTTTTATAAAAAGTATAATCAATCAATATACTAAAGGTATTGGAGATTAAATGGATTATTTATGGGTTTACACAAGTATAGCAGGTGCTTTATTAGGTGCAGCTAGCCTTATGTATATAAAAACAACTAAAATTGGGATATGGGGTTATAGTGCTTTTGATAAAGTACTAGATTTTATAAGAGATAGGTATGGAATAACATGGCTAGATCAAGACCCTGAAGCTTGGAAAAAAGCTTATCCTGAGATAGCTTCTAAACTAGATGAATTAGAAGCTAATATAAAGGAGTTACAGAAATGATAAAATCATGGATCACAAACAGAATCGCTCAGCGCTCTTCAATTGACGGAGTAGCAATGGCAGCAACAGGAGCAGGTATTCTTATATTCTCTCCCTTTGCTCACATAATCGCTTATGCAGCTATTGTATACGGCATATATACTATGTGGAGAAAAGGATAATCTAATGATCAGCATCTCAAACTTTAAACAACGTAGCCTTTTATTTGCTAGACTTTCTTCTATTGCTTACTTAGATGATACCTCAGCTAGAGAAGGTGCTAAAGAGTTAGGTTTTACGGATATAGAATTTTATAATCGTGCAGGTGCTCAAGCATATAGGTTTGAAAATGCTGAAGATATCGTTATTGCTTGCAGAGGCACTGAGCCTAGTGAGCTTAACGATATCAAGGCAGACTTACGTGCAGTACCTGTAGTAGCTGAAACTATTGGCAGAGTGCATGTAGGTTTCAAAGATGAAGTTGACGAACTCTGGCCTATGATAAAACAAGATTTACAAGGACATACTATTAAGAATGTATGGTTTTGTGGACACAGTTTAGGAGCAGCCATGACTACTATAATGGCTAGCAGATGTGAAGATGATGAAACTATGCCTAGTATAAAAGAAGTTTATACTTATGGTTCTCCTAGAGTAGGTTGGAGAAAATATGTACGTAGCTTAAGTGCTACACATCATCGTTGGGTAAATAATAATGATATAGTTACTAGAGTACCTCTTAGAATACTAGGTTATGTACATCACGGTAATGAACATTACATGAACTCCTTTGGTAATGTAAGAAAACTTACAACATGGCAAAGAGTAAAAGATCGTTGGCGCGGTATGTGGACAGGACTGAAACAAGGTAAAATTGATAATTTTAGCGATCATTCAATGACCCAGTATATACATAACTTAGAAGCCTATGCAGATAATAAAGTATTTGTGCAGAGTTAAGGATATATAATGATAGATAAAGATTTAGGTGAAGGTATAGAAAACTTCGAAGCAGAAGTAGAAAATATTAAAAATACTAAAATGAAACTATTTGGTATTACTATGACACCTACTACTATAGGTATGTTGTTTGCTTTGATTAGTTCTATACTAGGAGGCCTTTATGGAGCTTTTCAGGTATATGATGACTACATGGGCATGAAGGAGATTGTACGTAATATTGATGTTGATGTAATTGAAACTCGCAATAGAGAGATAGAGGCAAGCTTAGCTAACGTAAAAACAGAGATAACTGTTCAGCTAGTAGCTATACAAAGACAACTTGACGATGCTGAAAAACGTAATCGTGAAAATAAAGTGGATATTAATAGCCAGATTACCTATCTTGAAGATGCTACTCGAAGAGTAGAAAAACTTGTTCGTGATACGGAAACAAATATAAGACAAACAATTACAAATGCAGAAGAACGTTTTGATAATAAACGAGATGCTCTGCAAAATCAATACGATACTAAAGCATCTCAGCTTCGTGAGTCAAATGACACACGAATAAATGACTTACAAGCTAAAATGGATAGAGATATGAGAAATCTTGAAGATGCTATAAGTACAAAACTACAGAGAGCATTAGATAACCCTCTCGCTAATTAATATAAATGGAGAAATAAAATGGATAACGCAATTAAAGATATTACCTCATGGTTTGAAGCCTCTAGATGGCTAGCTAAGCATGGTTACGGTATAGAACAAATTTCCGAACAAAAAACTTTATGGGATGCGGCACAAAAACCAGCAGCAGCGCCTGTCGCAACACCAAAATCTGTTCCTGCACCAACTACCGTAGTAGCCCCTGCACCTGTAACAGTTAAACCTGTAGCAGCTAAAACAACTACTATAGCTAAAAAATAAATATTTTAAAAAGAAAGTGAGTCCCCCTCATGAATAAAACAATCGATGCATCTGCCGTAGAAGGTATGGATATGGATGGTGACGGTCATATCACTAAAGCAGAAATGGATATGGCTTTAGAATTTAAACGCAAAGAGTTAGAAGATCAAGACGCACAACGTGACGCTATGCGTAAAATGACGTGGTTTGCGTTATTTGGTATGTTACTATACCCTTTTGCAATAGTACTAACATCATTATTAGGTTTAGATTCTGCAGCTGGTATAGTAGGGGATATTGCTCCTACATACTTTATTGCTATTTCTGCCCTAGTCGCTGCATTTTTTGGAGCTGATGCTCTTAAGAATAAAAAATGAATAAAGCAACAATAATATTTACTTTATTACTAATAGCTATGCTCTGGATTATGCTAACACCTGCAAGTAGACTTTATTGGGACAATATAGGATATACTTGGGATAAATTATTAAATCCTGTTAGGTATATAGAGGAGAGTAAAGATGACAAAAATTTGTAAAAATTGCGGTCACAACTGTCACTGTAATAAAGAGTGCGCAAAATGTGTTAACGATGTTTGTATAACTTGTGCATGTAAAAGTAAAATACCTACTTAATATATTGTACAGTCAGTGACATATTAGTTGCTGACTGTTTTTTATTAGGTTATCATAAGTTAACAAATGGAGAACTTATGGGATATTTTAATACTACACAAACTGACTGGCGGCTTTCACAATGCTGTCAGTTTAGTGATAAACAATTAGCTAAACGATATAATTTTGGTACTACTACAAAAACCTACGCCCTTAAAGATGGGGGTAAAGAAAAAGTACAGTCTAAAGCTATTGGTAATTGTAATAAACTATTAGATATTTTAACTACTTATTTTCCTACGCAACCTATGAATTTAAAAGCATTTAGAATTAGTTCTGAAATGTTTCCTTGCTATACTTTAGATTTTACTAAAGATTGGTATGCAGAGATTATGCCAGAGATATCAGAGATTCTAGCTAAAGCAGGCGATGCTGCAAGAAAGCATAATATTAGACTAAGCGTTCACCCAGGTCAGTTTACTGTCTTAGCTTCTAATAAACCCGAAGTTGTAGAAAAATCTGTAGAAGATTTAGAGTATCATGCTTTATACGGTAAGCTTATGAATATACCAGCCAATGATTTTGTCATGAATATACACTTACAAGGACTTTACGGAGGTAAAAGAGAAGATGGTATTAAACGTTTTGCCACCCACTATCCCTACTTATCTGACTATGCGCAACAATGTCTCGCAGTCGAAAACGAAGATAAGCCCAACGGATACGACATTGAGCACACACTTGAACTTGCGGCACGAATACCTATACGATGCACACTCGATACGCATCACTATTCCTGTCACAGAATGGTTGAGACTGAAAGAGTTAAAGTTAGAGAAAAAATGGTCAATCGCAAAGTACGAGAAGTACGGACTATAAAACATACTGATAACTTTTTTCAAGAAGCTGTAAAGACTTGGAAAGGTGTTCGTCCTCTGTTTCATGTATCTCAGTCACATCACCCTGATAATCAAGACTATTGGATGAAATCTAATGCTCACTCAGATATTTTCTGGGATGAAGACCTTATGGGAGAGCATGTACATATGTTACCTTACGCAGACTTTGATATTGAAGCAAAACATAAAGAAGTAGCAGTACAAGGATTTTATAAGTTTATTAAAGAGGAAGAAGCTTATCTCGGTGAATCTATCTAAACATTTTTGTTTCAGACCTTGGACAGAGATATACTCACATTTTGAGAGTTATGGGCCTTGTTGTGTAAACTATAAGCTGTATCAAGGTGACATAGCTTCTTATAGCAGCTCTCAGGAACTTAAGACTATTAAAAGAGAATTCTTAAATGGGGAGAAACCTGTTTCTTGTAATGAATGCTGGAAAACGGAGGCAGCAGGTGTTAAGTCTATTAGACAAAGAGATACTATAAAATCAAAAAACTTACAGAGATTATCTATATCATTATCTAACAAGTGTAATTTTAAATGTAGAATGTGTAATCCAGAAGATAGCTCTGCTTGGGCTTTAGATTCTGAAGCATGTAAAGTATTAGATATGAAACCTTTGGCTGAGACATCTAATACACGCAATATTGACTATATAATACAGTTATGCAGGACTAAAAAAATAACTCTTACCGTGTTAGGTGGGGAGCCTTTAATAACAGATGAATATATTTACCTACTAGAACAAATAGATAAGTATGATTTATATGAAAATATATATCTTTCTTTAACTACTAATCTTTCCAAACTCAGCTATAAAGGAGTAAATCATTTAGATGAGTGGGATAAGTTTACCAATATCGACGTATACGCTAGTTTTGACGGAGTAGGTAAAGTAGGAGAATATATTAGGCAAGGCTATATACACGATAAATTTTGTAAAAACTTACAATTATCCAATAAATATGTTAAGTATCTAGCTACTACTATACAAATATATAATATATTTGACCTGCCTAATATTTTTTCTTTCTCTAAAGAATATAATATACCTATAGACTTTAATTTTTTAGTGTATCCTACTCAGCTAAGTTTAGGAAACTTAAGTTTGTCAGATAGAAATCTAGTATTAGAATATTATAAGTCTGTTAACTTTTATAATGAAGAAATATTTAATGTACTAACTAGTTCTACTTTTTTAAATACTAAAAGTAAATTTATTGATTATACTAACTCTATAGATAGATTATGGAAAAAGAGTTATAAAGAATACCTACCTGAATTGTCTAGGCTTTTCGATAATCAAGATAGATATAATTAAAATAAAATTGGACTAACTATTCATAACTAGTATAATGGGGGTGTAATACATTACATCCTCATTTTTTATGAGCTAGGAGAATATACATGTCAGTCCAATACTTTAGTCCAATCACAGAAGCAAACTATGGGGGCAATACAACCGTTAATACGTCTACATATGTTAGAGCTTATAATAACGATGATAACGCTCATCTAATAGCAATTACTACAGGCCCTATTACTATAGGTAGCTTTACTCTAGGCCCTGCACAAGAAGCTTTTATAAAAAAAGAACCAATACACCTAGTAAATGTAGCTGCTAGTGCTTATTCAGCCTCAATTAAACTAGCAGGCGTAGACTTTTAATGGCTACTCGCAAGTTTAAGAAAACGGCAAAAGGCGATATGTTATGGCAAACTATGGCATCAGACGTTAAAGTTAGAGCAAAGCAAGACTGGTGTGCTTTTTATACCCCTATGGGTAGGATGGTATCTAAACCTCAAGGTAAAAGGCCTAGCAATATACACCCAGAAGACTGGTGTGCGGAAAAAACACCATTTAGAGGTAAAGTAAGAAGAAGCTACTAACATGCGTGCATGGTTTTGGATATTTATCTTCGGTACAATTTTTTTAGCATATTGTGTTGATGCTTCTGAAAGCAATCAAGTAATGAAAGAATGCTTACTAGCTAACGGATATTCTCCAGAAAAGTTTGATGCTACTAAATTCTCAGAGATAACTAGTTGTAGTAAGAGTTGGTCTTCCGGTATTTTAAGTTCTGAGCTAATAAAGACAAGAATGTTTTTAGCTGAAAATCCTAAATTTGCAGGGCCTAACTGGGACTGGGCAGTACGTTCTTCAACATATAGTACTTGTACTACTTACCATGTAAATAATGTTACTATATGCGCTAGTCGTTAAAGGAAAATATATAATGAAATTAATTTTAAAATTAAGTATTTTTATGTTACTTATAAGCACTGTTCCAGTAAAAGCTGATATGTCGTGGATCGAATCTCGTGAATATAAAGGTAATCTTTGTTATGACGGAGATACTTGTTATATAACTGCAACAGTATTACCAGACTCCCTTAAAAAAATGAGCATACGTATTTTAGGTATTGACACTCCTGAGATTAAAGGAGATTGTGAAGAGGAAAAAGCTTTAGCTCAAGAAGGCAAGAAACTAGCTAATGACTTATTTAGAGCAGCTACTACTATAGAATATAAAGATATAAAATGGGATAAGTATGGCGGTAGGATATTAGCTAATGTATACTTAGATGGTGAGCTATATTCAACTAAACTTATAGATGCAGGCTTAGCTAGACCTTACTTCGGTAAAAAGAAAGAATCATGGTGTGAATAATGGCTAAAAAACCTGTTAAAAAATATAAATCAAAAGTAAACGAAGCTAAAGTATATACTAAACCTACTCTTAGAAAATCTATATTTCAAAGAATCAAAAGAGGTACTAAAGGTGGTGGTCCTGGTCAGTGGAGTGCAAGAAAAGCACAGCTACTAGCTAGTGAGTATAAACGTGCTGGTGGAGGATATAAAAAATGAAGGGCGTACCGCATTATAAAAAAGATGGTACAGTACATAAAGGCAAAATGCATAAGCATAAAGACGGTACATTAATGTCTGGTACTATAATGGGCAAATCTTCTGTACCTTTACTACATTATAAAGACCTTAGTAAAACTGCTAAGGCAAAGGCTAAGAAAAATGGCACTTAAAAAAACACAACAATCACTAAAAAAGTGGACTGAGCAAAAGTGGCAATATTCAGACGATAAAGAAAAAGATAAACCCAAAGCAAAGCGTGGTAGATATTTACCTAAGTCTGCTTGGGATTCTTTATCTCCTGGTGAGAAGCGGGCCACTAATGCAGCCAAGAGAAAAGGCACTAAAGCTGGAAAACAAGTTGTGAAACAACCGAAAAAGATAGCTAAAAAAGTAGCCAAATATAGAAAATAGGAGAAACTTATGAAAAAACCCATGAAGAAATCGCTTGGACTAAATAAACAAACCGGGGGTGCAACTAAGAAAAAAGGGCTAACTGCTGCTCAAAAGAAGTTACCTCCAGCACTACAAGCTGCAATACTTAAAAAAATGAAATAAATATGTTAGATCTAGATTTTATTGAAATAGGAACCTCCTGCTATAATACATTAATAGAAGAGGCTGATGATAGTACTTTTGGTATATCTATAGAGCCTATTAAATATTATCTAGATTTACTACCTAATAAAAATAACGTTATTAAAATAAACTGTGCTGTATCTCCAACTAACCAAATATCTGATGCTTATATGTATATGGTAAAAGAACAAGCAATTATAGACAATAATCTTCCTTCATTCCTGAGAGGATGTAATTCCCTAAATAAGTATCATTTACAACATAAAGAACTAGGAGTAGAACATCTAGTTAGTAAGGTACCTATTAAACAAGTGCCTTTAAGTAGCATATTAACTGCTTACAAAGTAAGAAGTATAGCTCTATTAAAAATTGATACTGAGGGGTGTGATTGTGATATCTTATTTACATTAATTATATATTTAAAAGATAAAAATAATGAGTACTATCCTAAAACAATATTATTTGAGAGTAATGAGATAGCAGATCAAAATAAAGTTATAAAAGTAATAAGGCTATACAAACAACTAGGATATAAAGTGAAGTATACTGGTAAAGACACTAAACTAGTTAAAGAAAGCTAATATGATTTCTAAAAATATTATGCCAGAAACTTGTGATAACGATTGGTTTTATGTACATGACAAAGATAAGTCTATTAGTAGTCAGATAGTATATAGAAACAAATATGGTTATATACTAAATGTTTCTAAAATTTACACTAACAGTATTTATTTTGGAATATCAATACAGCTTGTAGATACTAAAAATAAACTTTATACTATGGTTAAGTGTAAAGATAGAGATATAACAGAAGAACAAGCAAATAATAAAGATTACTTTTTAGATATATGGGCAGAAGAGCTATTAGATCAAATTTCCCCAAAAGGTGAGAATAATATATTTAATAGTGTTGCTACTTTTACTAAGCAAGACTATGCTTTTGCTAATATAAATAATAGTAATGTTAGCGTAACTTTTGGCTACGTAGATAATGTTTATAGATTTACTAACATAGTAGTTGGAGATATTGCTAGTAGAGGTATATACTCTGTTAAGGATATTAGTAAAAAACCTGTTAAAGTTTGTATACCTATAGGTAGTGTACCAACCAAGGAACAGGTAGTAAACTTATATAATGATACTAAAATATCTTTAAGTAACGTTTGGACTTACGTAAACACGCAGTATTCAGACATAAAAATATATAGAGATAAAACAAAGGAACTAATTTAATGAGCATTTACAGAGCTAGAGCTATGTGCCCTTGTTGTTCCTCTGAAGAAGAAGTATGGTTTTACAATGGTAAAATTAAACCTGTTAGCCTAATTCACTGTGATAGTTGCAAAAATCTATATGATCCCGCCGACTTTATACTATGTCTACTAGACCTCAGACAAAATACTACCTTATCTAGTACTGTAGTAGTCAATACTGTATCCTTATAATTGCATACTTCGTTGTTTTTATATATATTAATAATATAGAAACAAGGAGAATGATAATGGGTAAAAAGAAAAGCAAATCACAGGGTAATATCTCTCTAGGAGTACACTCTAATGTAGCAAGTAATATTAAAAACGCTGTGCGTAAAGCTTACTTAGGTAGTGCAGATCGTATCATTAATCAGATGAGAGCACATCATCTTGGTAAAAACGTGATGGTTACTATGCCTAATCCTAATAAAAATGAGACTAATCGTCGCTTTATTAGAGTCCCTGCTTCTATCGCTTGGGGTAAACCAAAAGCAGGCGGATACTCTAACAAATGAATAAAAAAGTACTGCAAGATCACAATAAATGGCTGGTCAGCATGGGAGTTAGTACAGCTAAACCTAAACGTCCTAAGCAGGGTATATACAAAATACCTGACTATAAAAAAGG